CAACGCATAGTGTCACCATTGACTAACAAGGAAAACGTTAATGGCGTGCCAGGTGTTAGATTTTTGGACGCGCTTAAAATTTCTACAGCAGCTGGTTTTCCACTTAAAGGAAAAACATCATTGTATTTGCAGGGAGATGATGGTGAGCGTGATTTTAGCAACCCTGCCGTGTGGCAAGCTGTTCAACAGTCTGAAGAAAAATATGCACAAGGTAAGCGTTGTTATCACGTTTTCGTTGCTCATTTGAAGGACGAGCCTGTCAAGTTAGGCAAGGACAAAGTTCGCGTTTTCTTTGGAAATGGTACTGTTTTTAAATTACTCATACGCAAGTATTGGTTGCCCGTGGTTCGTCTGTTGTCTGAATTACCTTTGTTGTCAGAGTGTGCAATTGGCATAAATAGTCATGGGTTTGAATGGGAGGAATTTATGGAATTCGTTTCTTATCATGGTAATGACAGGTGTGTTGCTGGTGATTATAAAGGCTATGATCAAAAAGAGTTTTTGAACGTTATTCAAGCTGCTTATCGCATTTATATTGAATTAGCAAGAACAATAGGGTACACGGACTACGATCTCACCATAATGACATCAATGGTTGCTGATTTGTCTCTTTTTTTGCGTTCAATATTACGGTGCTATTATAATGATGTCGCGTGGAAATCCAAGTGGTCAAAATTTAACATCGTACGTAAATAGCACAGCTAATAGTTTAAATTCACGCTGTGCATATTATCAATCACATGGTGGAGCTCCACCTCCGTTTAGAAAACATGTTCACATGATGACATATGGTGACGATGATATAGGCACTGTGTCAAAAGAATGTACGTGGTACAATGCTGTTCTTAAAGCTTTTTGGCTTGATAAATATGGTATATTGTACACTCCACCTACAAAGGAAGGAGACCATGATCTTTTTTACAATGTTAATGATGTTGATTTTTTGAAACGACAAACTGTGTACATCCCAGAATTGGGAAGGCGGTTAGGCGCTTTATCTGAGTCAAGTATAATTAAATCATTATCATGTGGAATTCCGGTGAAACATTTATCAGAGGAAGAAATTTTTGGAGATTTGTTAGATGGAGCCATGTTGGAGTATTTTGCTCATGGTAAAGATAAATACGAGTTATTTAGGGCTCGTGTTAACCGGTTCGTGGAAACCAGAAAATTCCACCGTTTCGTGAGGACGAACCACATGACATTTGAAGACCGCATTACAGCGTGGCTATCTAATAATGTCAAATGTGAACCACATATTGGTTACCACCACAATTTTGGTCGAAATTGTGTTAGGCTTGTGTGGGAGAAGACTATGAACGCTGAACCTCCTGGAGGAATGAAACACCCTCCTGGTTGTATGTAGTTTCACGAATACTAAACAAGGTGCAAGTATGGGCACGAAGTCAATTCCGTACACAAACATGGGGTATACAGCCAGTTTAACCCCACTGGAAGGGCCGGATAGCCCGAATAGTTC